GTTGGAGTTTCAATTGTTGGTAAGGGCATAATTTATTATTCAGTGTTTTATTTAGAAAGCTCCAGCTGGAAATGTATTTCCATATTGTGCATTATCGGCTCTAACAAGTTGACCTGTGGTTTTAAGATTTTTTTTACTAAAAGTATATCCACCTTCAACAGCATCATTTGAATTTACAATACCAGTAGGTGTATTGATAGGAGCTTGTCCCTCTAGTCCATCAAAACTTGAAAAGAATCTATCATAAGCAAACTGCACACTACATTGTAACACATTTGGTTCTCCGTAGGCAACTCGCATTGACGTTAAATCAGTTGGCCAAACATTGACAAATTCATAATGCGCTAGACTTGATTGATACGATCCCTTCTTTTCACTGAAAGAATCTCTCTCAAATTTTGTAACATGAAGTATTTCTTTATAATCCTCTGGATAATTGAATCGTGAATATGCAGAATAATCTCTTTTTCTAGTCATAATTGGATTAATGTATGACATCCATCTTTCTAGAACCTCTAATATTACCATGTCTGCATCACAGTAAAAAGTGAGATTTAAAGGAGGAAAATTTCTAAGATTTGGAAACGACTCTTGAATCCCCTGATGATGACCAACTGCAAGATCAGTTGTAAAACTTGTGCCTGGAATCTCTGCTTGTGTGCATAACAAAGACATTTTTCTTTTAAAATCAGTTCCCTGAGTTCTGTTTTTACCTGGCTCATCTCCCCTCAACCATTCTCTAGATTTTCCAAATGAGAAAGTTACCTGATAGAGCGTGTCTAATGATACTCTTGCAAGAGAATCTCTGATATCTAAAGTTGAACCTTTAAATATGTCTGATCTTCTTGGAAATAAACTATTATCTGCCACAATAAATAAATTTAAGTTGTTATTACTATATATGAGCTATAAAGGGATATATCGACCTTCTAATCCTAAAAAGTATAAAGGTGACTCTCAAAATATTATTTATAGGTCTTTATGGGAAAGAAAATTCATGAACTACTGTGACTTGAATGAAAATATACTTGAATGGGCGTCTGAGGAATTTTGGATTCCCTATCTAGATCCAACGACAAATCGTGTTCGTAGATATTTTCCTGATTTCTTTATTAAGTATAAGGATAAGGATAATAACATTCGTAGATCGGTGATTGAAGTTAAACCAATGAGAGAAACGCTACAACCAAAGGCAACAAAAGGTAAATCAAGAAAGACAATGATAAACGAATCAATGACATATGTGAAGAATCAAGCGAAATGGAAAGCAGCAAGAGAATTTTGTGAGGATCGTAAATTAGAGTTCAAGATTATGACTGAAAAAGAATTAGGAATCCGATGAGTATTTTACGAACTATTTTAGATAGAGTTGAAAATCAAGTAAGTGAAGATTGGTTTCGTAATCAATTAATTCAAGAACTCGGTTCAACTAACTTTAATGATGATGCAGCTGATACTAATGGTTTTTATCCTGGCCAACTGTATTTTTTTACATACTCTGCTCAGACAAAACAACCATATTATGACATGTATCCACTCGCTTATATAATCGAGTATCAAAAAGGTGGATTTCTAGGTTGTAATCTTCATTATGTTCGTTTGACACAAAGAGATGAATTGGCAATAAGCTTACTAAATAACTCTGCTCAAGGTGCGGTTGCAGTTCCTCAAAGAACTCTACATAAATACCTATATACTGGTGTCAGAGGTCAACCATACCGTATTCCAAACGCAGAGTGGTCAGACGTAGCACAATTACCCACCGAAAAATTCGTTGATATGAAAGGAATTCCAGTTCCGAGAGACAGAGTTTACAACAAAAATTAATGGCAGTTAAAAAAAGCAGACAATATAGTGTAGACGGAAATAATTACGCTTTCGATTTCGTCAGCGATAAATTAGCAGGCATAAAAAAAGTTGTTAATGGTGTCTTAAATCCAATTCCACCGAAAGGTTCAGAATTTGCAAGCGTATCAAGTTCAGACGAAGCTCTAGATGCGTATAAAGTCGCTAAGTATGGGCCTAACAAAACCGCAGCTGCTGAAGAAACATCGGTTGCAAAATTATCAGATGAAGAATTACAAAATTATTATGATAAAGAGGTCAAAAAAGCAGCTAATGAACAATTTGTTGATAACGTTGCAGAACAACCTATAGCTTTCACAACTCCTCTTGATGCAGATAGAGGTTATATAAGAGGTAACGCTAGATCGGGAACTTCTAGTGATATCATGGCATATCCTCTCGATATTGATACAAAACAAGATCATTTTAAAATTACAAAATACAAATATCAGAGAGCAGATATAAATTTAAGTAAACCAAATAGAACAAGAAAAAATAAAGACGGAGAAATAGTGAATATCGCTGGTGACAGTGTTCTTGGTAGTAAACTTGATGGAAGTATTATATTACCAATGCCAAAGGCCACTGATGCAAACGCTGCTGGTTGGGGAGGAAGTGATTTAACCGCCACAGAAATTGGCACATTGGGTCTCGCTCAAACACTTGATGCTGATCCACTCTCAATTGCAAGATTTTTGGATTTACCTTCTCTATCTGGTCTTAGTAGTAAACAAATAAAAGACCAATTTGAAGCAAAAAAAGATAAGGCAAAAGCTGGTGAATTAGCTCCATTTGGAGGTATAGTGGCTGGTACTCAAGCACTCAATGCTTCATCAATAGCAAAATTAACTGGTATATTAGGAGCAAATATAGACGTAGATACATTTCTTGCAAGAACTGGTGGTCGAGTTTTAAATCCAAATGCAGAGATGTTATTTCAAGGCCCTGTGATTAGAGATTTTTCATTTGAATTTCAAATGATCGCAAGAAGTAGAAAAGAGGGTGATGAAATAAGAAAAATTATTCGTTTTCTGAAATTAGGTATGGCTCCAAAATTTCAAAATATAGGATTTTTAGCAAATCCAGATGTATTTAAACTTGAGTATAGAAGCGGTGGCAGCGTATTAAAAACAGTCAATAGATTTAATCCAGGCGGTCTTGCATTAACAACTTTAAAAACTGATTATGCTCCAAATGGTTATTGGGCTGCATACACTGACTCACAACCTGTTGCATTAAAATTAAGTCTTGCATTTACTGAACTTCGACCAATATATGAGGGAGATCAGGAAGCCACCCCAGAAGATAGTGTAGGTTACTAACATGACATACTCAGGATCACCAAATAGTTACTTTAAACAACTTCCAGACCTCGATTATCCGTCATTAGCGAATGATCGAAATTCTGCCTATGACTATCAGGTTGTTAAAAACATATTTAAAAGAGCAATTATACGAGATGACGTATTTGACGAAGCTACAGCTTTTACGAAATACTCTGTGCAAGGTGATGAAAGACCAGATCAAGTAGCATTTAACTTTTATAATGATTCTAATTATGATTGGGTGGTATTAACCACAAATAACATAATTCATGTCAGAGATGAGTGGCCAATGGGTAATAATGACTTTTTAACTTATGTAAATTCAAAATACACGACTCAAGAATTGTCAAACATTCATCATTATGAAACTAAGATTATAAGAGACTCTAGAGGTAGATTAATTCAACCAAAAGGTCTAACAGTTCCAGCTGGACACTCTATCACTTTTTTAGATAATGGAGCTTTAAGAACAGAATCATCACTCACATCATTTACATTCTTTGAACATGAAACAAACTTAAATGATAAGAAAAGAGATATCAATATTTTAAAACCTGAGTATTTGACAATATTTTTAGAGGATTTTGAAGATATTATGGAATATAAACCATCAAGACAATTCGTAAACGAAAAACTCAAAAAAACAGAAAATCCACGCATAATTTCGCCATAAAAAAAGAGGTCACTTTGAGCGACCTCTGGCGTAAAAAATGGCCCGAATTTTTTTAGGGGTATTTCCTAATTTTCAGCTAATTTTGCAAAATAGCTGAGTGCATCTTCTTCATCCTCGTCTGTATTCACAGAGGATGGAGTTGTGTCAACAACAGCACGACTTTTACCTTCACTTAGATCTTCTAAGTCACCACGAGTAGTTTCTTCTTCAGCAACTTCTGGATCTTGTCTCTTAGGTGCAACAGTTAGACCAAGAACATAGTTAAGTCTCTTCTTGAGATCTTCATATGACTTGAACTGATCTGGAGCGACAAGTTCTGCAAGAGAGTGTTCATTCTTCCAGATAGTTTCCATTGCATCATCGTCATCAAGAAGTGGAGCAGGAGCAGCAAACTCAGATGAGTCATAGTTCCAGTATCCAGCAACCTTCTTGATTTTAATCTTGAAGTTTGCACCCGCCCAGAAATCAAATGGATTGATGGGAGTTTCATCTTCAAACTCAGGTTGCATCGCAGCAGTTAACTTATCAAAGATTTTCTTT